AACCAATCTTTGATTGGACAGATAGCAGTAGCACAAGTAGTGATGAACAGAGTGCATGATGACAGATACCCTAACACTATATGCGAAGTAGTAGAGCAAGGACCAACTTACAGTTGGAAGCCTGACTATCCTATAAGAAATCGCTGTCAGTTTAGTTGGTATTGTGATGGTAAAAGTGACACACCCAAAGATACAGATGCATGGGAAACAGCCATGATGGTAGCAAGTGGTGTGTATCATGGTCAAGTGTATGACCTAGTAGAGGGTGCGACACACTACCATGCATACTATGTAACACCTGCTTGGGCAAGTACCAAGACATACATCACACGAATAGATGACCATATATTTTACAGGTGGGATATTAGTTATGAGTAAATGGAGAATAATTAAAAATGATTTAGGCAATGGTACAACAGAGTATCAAGTATCAGATGGAGATGTAGGAGAACGTACAGTATCCTATGACTTTGATAATAAGCTAGATGCAGAAGATTGTTTATATGAAATTATTATAGAAGATACACAACAACCTACTTGGATGAAAGGAGTAGCAATATGACAACTATTTTTTATGAAGCAAGAGTATATCACGCAGTTGATATGTTCGCTGAAGCTGATAACCTACGATACTATTGGGTAGCAACCATTAGAGTGCCACGAGCACTTAGGTATCCAACAATTAATACCACTGGTGTTACAGCATATGGGCAGTTTGTAGTGGATGAGATACTTGAAGATGTTTATAAAACTACAAACACGATAAGCCAATATTGGGGGAGTAATTATGACCCTAAAAAGATTGTAGGTATTAGGGTGGGTAAACATAGGTCTACATCTGTTAATGATGTAGTAGAACTGTTTACATTTAATACAAAAAATGTATTACCATCTTACCACAGTAAGTGGAAAGTCGCAGGTGTAGGCTTTGAAAGAGACTACACAAAACCTTTAACAGAATTTATAGAAATGGAGAATGCATAATGAGAGATGAATTTTATGAAACATGGACTACTAAAGGTAAGAATGAACCAAGAGTAAAGTCTATTGAAGTAATTGACAACACAATGTTTGAGTATGAAGTAGGTATGTCCGTAGATGGGCAGCCTACAAGGATGCGATTTTTAAATGAACATCTGAAAAAATATGGTGTTTCAGTTCACCCTATTAACTACGCAATGGATTATACACAGTCACAATATCCTAATGCAAACATAACATTTGACTACATAAAGGAGTACGATTATGCCAGAAGTGAATAACGATATATTAATTACAGGGGAACAAAGATTAAAGTTCCTCACACTACACAACAAATTGAAAGAAGCACTGGAGTACATGTCAGAATGCCATGACATACGACTGTCAGAAGTGTCTATGTTAGATGAACTACTATGCCATCTACATAACTCACTAAAGTTTGTACCACAAAAGAGTGATGATGGGCATGGGTCTAAATGGTATGATGATTATGTACTAGAGTCAGACGAACTTGCTTGGAAAAATGACAAAGGACATTTTTAATGTGGGCTAAACCAAAGGCAAAGAGGTGGCAGGATGCCAAGCTATACGAGGTGTATTGGCAAGGCAAACTGCCACGCAGTGGATTCAGAAAGACTTGGGTACTAACTAAACGCAAGTGGGTTTGGATACGTGAAGCAGGTAATGTGTATAGAGATGTACATAAAATGTCTATTGCGAACTTTAATCTACTACCTCATTGGACTGACGAGAAGTGGCAGAGTATGAGAGTTGATTGGCAAGAGGGTAACTTTAAACCAATAAAGAGGAGAAGAAGATGAAGTGGAACAAAAAAGAAATTGTTGCATTTTTGTCACACGCATATAGTAAATTTGAATATAGGAACATAGGAATAATAATTCAACTTGCCTATGAATTGCGGCAACAATATAAAGAAATCTTTTTATTGAAGTGGTGTGATGTTGACTTAACTTGGGACAATAACATACTGATTCTGTTAGATAAACAGAAGGAAGACTTTGGATTCCAAGAGTATGTTGCACCACAAATAAGACCACATAAAGGCAAGTACATTCCATATTCTAAGTATAGATTTTCTAAAGTTTGCCGTAAAATTATAAATGAATGCACTGGAATTAGGAGTACTTTAAAAGTAAGGTACTTGCTTTATTCCTAAAAATATGATAAGGTGTGAAACATGGATATACAGAAATATGTAAACGAAATTGCAGACGAGCTATCTTATGACAGCACAAAACGTATGGACTGTCCATCATGTGGTGGTAAGCATACATTTACTGTGTCCACAAATATGGGACAAGTATTATACAACTGTTACAAAGCTGGTTGTTCTGTAGGTGGTTCAGTTAAAGTGAACATGTCAATAGAACAGATACGTTCTGCATTTAATAAAAGGCAAGTCGAAGGAACGACATTTAATTTTCCTGAATACATTGTGGATTTTAAACATGATGTGTTACATGATAATGAATATAAATATATATATGAAAACTATTGTGTGCATGATGTCCGGGAAAACCGAGCAGTCTTTAAAATATTTAATGACGAGGGCACAGTAATAGATGCCGTTGGCAGAAGCATAGGAAACAGACTTCCTAAATGGAAACGTTATGGTAAAAGTAAAGTGCCTTTTGTGTCAGGAGTTTACAATTCCCTAACGAATGAACGTAATGATACATGTGTTGTAGTAGAAGATTGTATAAGTGCATGTGTTGTTTCGGAGTATGGTATGGCAGGTGTAGCCTTACTTGGTACAAGCCTACTACACGAACATAAAGAATTTTTAAGTCGCTATAAAAAAGTTATCGTGGCACTTGACCCTGATGCTCTTAAAAAGAATTTGCAAATTGCAAAAGAATTAAGAGGATGGGTTGACAAAGTAAAAGTTTTGCGTATAACTGATGACTTAAAGTATAGAAACGAAACCGATATTAACAACTTAAAGGAGATGGTATGGAACTATCATTAGTAAGAAGTCTTATGGACAAATCATTCTATGATGAACATAGAGGTTCAAGATGTCCTAACAGATTATTTAGTAAAGATGTACAGAAGATAAAACAAACACTAGATAAGGCGATGGAAAGATACAGCCGTACTGTATCGCCTGATGAGGTTGAAGCATTGTTCATAGCAAGTAACCCCTCAATGAGTACGGCACAAAAGAATGCATATGGTTCTCTCTTTATGCAAATAAAGAAAGAGAAACCTATGGGTAGTGACGTAGCACAAGAAGTGTTATCAAAGTTATTTCAACAAGTCATTGGAGAAGACATAGCAAACTTAGGGTTTGATTATGTTAATGGTGCGAAGAGTTCACTTGAACCCTTACGCAATCTCTTGGAACAATATGCTGATGACTTTACTCCCAATATGAATATTGAATGGGATGATATTACAATTGAAACTCTTCTTGCTAAGAATGATTTAGAAGCAAGGTGGACATTTAACATACCCTCATTGTGTAGACGAGTGGAAGGTATTAATGCAGGACATCTAATAGAGATAGGTGCTAGACCTAACACAGGTAAAACATCTTTTCATGCATCGCTGATAGCAGGTCCGGGTGGATTTGCAGAGCAAGGTGCAAACTGTATTGTATTGTGTAATGAAGAAAGCTATCACAGAGTAGCTGCTCGTTATCTTACAGCTGCAACAGGTCTTACCTTACCTCAAGTAAAACAAGACCCTACCAAAGCACATTCAATGTACCAAAAGGTGAAAGATAAAATAAAAATTAAAGATGTTACAATGTGTGATATGAATTGGGTTGAGTCAGCAGTTAAATCTGTTAAGCCTGATGTTGTTGTATTAGATATGGGTGATAAGTTTGCTACGTTCAAGGGGTTTACTAGACCAGACGAAGCTCTTAAAGCCTGTGCAATACATGCTAGACAGATTGCAAAGCAGTATGAGTGTGCAGTATTATATATGTCACAGCTAAGTGCTGAAGCAGAGGGTAAAGTTGTACTTAATCAAAGTATGATGGAAGGTAGTAGAACTGGTAAGGCTGCTGAAGCAGACCTTATGATTCTTATTGCAAAGAACCCACAAGTTGAAGGACAAGACGAAGAGGATGCACAGAGACATCTTAACATAGTTAAAAATAAATTATCAGGTTGGCATGGTAGTGTACATTGTGAACTTGACTATAGACTAGCGAGGTATACTGTATGAGATTGGTATTAGATGTAGAGAATACTGTTACTAAACGCAATGACAAGTTACACTTAGACCCATTTGAACCTACAAACAAACTTGTTATGGTTGGTTGTATTGACGAGCAAGGTAACACAATGATTATGTCAGATAAATATGATAATTGGAATGCATTGCAACCCATACTTGATAAAACTACATGTATGATTGGGCACAATATTGTTCACGATTTATTATGGTTATGGGAGTGTGGTTTTAAATATGATGGCAATGTATTTGATACAATGTTAGGTGAATATATACTACAACGTGGACAGAAAGAACCACTTTCATTGGAAGCATGTGCTGAACGATATGAATTAAATACTAAGAAGCAAGACACAATGAAAGAGTATCTAAAGAAAGGAATAGGTGTAGATGAAATACCACATGATGAATTAGTTTCGTATTTAAAGAGTGACCTACGTGCTACAGAAGAACTTGCCACAAAGATATGCCAACGATTACATAAGAGAGAATTTGCAGGTCTTGTCAGTAGTGTATTACTAACCAATCGTGTTGCTATCTGTTTAGCACAGATATATCAACGTGGTTTTGCAGTGGACAGTGATGCACTTGAAACAGTAAGAAAAGAATTTACTCAAGAGAAGATGGACATAGAAAAGTTTTTACAAAAAGAAGTTAAAGATTTTATGGGTGATACTCCTATTAATTTAAATAGTCCTGAACAACTATCATGGTTAATCTATAGTCGTAAGCCTATAAATAAACAAGAATGGCCCATTGTATTTAGCCCTTACATGGGGGATACAGAATACAAACGTAGCATTAGAGAACACTCTACAGTTTTATATAAAACAAATGCTGTACAATGTAAGTCTTGTTATGGTAGTGGTAAGATACGAAAGATTAAAAAGGATGGTTCTCCTTTCGCTAAAGAGTCAAGATGTCTTAGCTGTAATGCTCAAGGATATTTGTTTATTCCTACGAAGGAGATTGCAGGTATGAAGTTTACTGCACCTACGTCTAAGTGGATTTCAGCACATGGGTGGAGCACAAGCAAAAGCAACCTTGCTTTTCTATCTAGTGTGGCTAAACAAAAAGGTATGGATAAGGCACATGAGTTTTTATCTAAGGTCATTCGTTTGTCAGCACTTGATAGTTACCTATCATCTTTTGTTGATGGCATAAAGACCAATATAAAATCAGATAATAAATTACATGTAAGATTACTACAACATCGAACAGCTACAGGTAGATTTAGTGGAGCAGACCCTAACATGCAGAATATGCCAAGAGGTGGTACGTTTCCTGTAAAACGTGTATTTATTTCACGTTGGGAAGGTGGCAAGATATTAGAAGCAGACTTTGCACAATTAGAATTTAGAACTGCCGCATATTTATCACAAGATAAAGTAGCTATAGAGGAGATAGACAATGGGTTTGACGTACATAGTTATACTGCCAAAGTTATTACTGAAGGTGGTCAATATATTAGTAGGCAAGAAGCAAAAGCACATACGTTTGCTCCACTCTACGGAGCAACAGGCTTTGGGAGAAGTAAAGCAGAAGCCAAATACTACAAGGAATTTACCAACAAGTATGAAGGAATCGCACTATGGCACTCCCGATTGGCTAAAGAAGCTATAGAAGAACGTAAGATTACAACACCATCAGGTAGACAGTTTGCATTCCCAAATGTAGAACGTAGGTCTAATGGCACAGTTAGTTATTTTACGCAGATAAAGAATTTCCCTGTTCAAAGTTTTGCTACAGCAGATATTGTACCAATTACTTTACTAGAATTGGATAGGGATTTACAACAATATCAATCATGTATAGTGAATACAGTACATGATAGTATTGTTATTGATGTACATCCAACTGAAATTAATGAGGTGTTGGATGTCATTAAAAATATTAATGGGAAATTAAAAAAACTTGTTGACAAACATTTTAAAGTGTGTTTTAATGTACCATTATTACTTGAAGCAAAGATTGGTGACAATTGGCTTGACACCAAAGACGTTGCTTAATATATAACAACTCACGAAAGGAGTATAATTTATGAATAATGTAAATACAATTGATATAAATAACTTTAATGGCATGGCTCAAGCTATGGGTATGAATGCCGACTTAACTACTAAGAAAGCTACACTACAACTAGCTAGACTTAAACTACAACACTCACCAATTATGGGTGAAGTAGAAGTAAAGGGTAAGAAAACCCAAGCAGCCATAGTAAATGGTGGCTCTTATAAAATAGAGGATGTTGCCAATGATGCTACATTCTATTCAGAGGATGTGACGATTAGACCTTATGTACAAAGATTTATGTACAAGAAGTTTGATAACTCAAGTGGTCGAGCTTTCTATGTTAAGACTGTAATGGCTGACAATTTAAATACTGACCTTAAAGATAATGCAGGTGGATTCAATTGTGGTAAACCTGCAGGTTGGATTAAAGATTATAATGCCTTACCTGAAAATACTAAGAAACTATTAAAGAGTATTAAACGTGTACGTGTTTTTATTGGTACTCTTTCTGCTAAAAATGTTTTAGCTCAAGATGGTTCAGAACTTGAGGATGTAGTTGACCTTCCATTTATTTGGGAGATTGATAATAGAGATGCCTTTAAGATTATGGGTGAGCCTATTAGTAAGATAGGAAGTTTAAAGCACCTTCCTGTACAATATGAAATTGCGTTAGGTTCTACTGAACGCAAAGGAAATATTGGTACGTTCTACTTACCATCAGGTACATTGGGTAAAGATGTACATGAGGTAACAGATGAAGTGCAAGAAAGATTTGGTGACTTTATGCAATGGATTGAGAACTATAATGTATATGTTTTCGGTGCATGGAAAGATAAAGCCAAACCTGCTGAATTGTCTAAGGAAGATGCAGAGTTAGTTGAAGACTTTGTAAAAGTAGACAAGACATTAGATGACGAAATTCCATTCTAATGGCTTCATCTAAAGCTGAATTACAGGTATACAGTTACCTTGATAAAGCGACAAGGGGTCTTGTCGGTATGAGTGATGACACAATCGAACAGGTTGTGTCTCACATACGTGATGCATTAAAGAAACAGTTCTCTCCTAGAGAGGAAAAGTTTCGTGTTCGTATGTCAAATATCGGCAGACCTTACTGTCAACTATGGTTTCAAAAGAATAAACCAGAGACTGCAATACATCCATCAGCTAATCGTGTAATGCTTATGATGATGGGTGATATTGTTGAAGCTGTTTTTAAGGGAATACTCACTGAAGCTGGTGTATCATACACGGACAGTAAGGAAGTATCTCTTAATGTCAAAGGTAATAAGATAAAAGGAACGTATGACCTTGTAATAGATGACCATGTAGATGATATTAAATCTGCATCTACGTGGTCTTACACAAATAAATTCACAGACTTTGAAACAGTAAAGGATGGAGACAGCTTTGGTTACGTAGGACAATTAGCTGGGTATGCTAAAGCATCCAAGAAAAATGTTGGTGGTTGGTGGGTCATCAATAAAAATAATGCAGAGTTTAAATATGTTTCTGCAAAAGGACTTGACATTAAAAAAGAATATACTATATTAAAAGATAAGTTTGAACGTCTTGAGAAGAATAAATTCGAGAGATGTTTTGATGCTGTAGATGAAACATTCAGAGGTAAACTTACTGGAAATAAAGTATTAGGTAAGAGTTGTACATTCTGCGATTTTCGTCATGCATGTTGGGAAGGTATAGAAGAAAGACCTTCCGTTATGTCACAAGCGAAAGAACCAAGAATTGTGTCATATGTGTATTTAAAAGAGGAGTATAAAAATGAAAAGTAATTCTATTGAAGACATGGAAAGTATGATTAAGGAAAAAGAAAAAGAACTATTTGACCTTAAAAAAGAGTACAGAGAACTTAGAACACAAGGCTTACGGAATGCTATGGAGCAAAGACGAGAAGCCGATAGACTAGTTCGTGAAGAGATGAAGAATCTAGGAGTTACAGAGAAGATTAACTTTAGTGATGATGTCTTTTCAAGACGATTTTATTTTTAAATGTCTAGATACAGTGCTCGTTATTTAGCACGTAAGAATGGGTATAGGAGTGGATTAGAAGACCAAGTTGCAGCCAACTTAAATGATTTAAAGATTTCGTATAGCTATGAATCTCTTAAAATTGAGTGGGAAGATTTGTCTTATCGCACCTATACCCCAGACTTTATACTACATAATGGAATCATTATAGAAACTAAAGGTTTGTTTACAGTAATGGATAGACGTAAGCATATGTGTATAAAGAAACAACATCCAAAGTTGGACATAAGATTTGTGTTTACAAATAGTAACAGAAAGTTACGCAAGAATGCAAAGTCTACTTATGGTGAGTGGTGTATTAAGTATGGCATTCCTTATGCCGATAGAGTTATACCACAATCTTGGATTAAGAAAAAGGGTAAGCCCATAACAGATACCTTTATTGTATTTAAAGGTAAAAAAATAAAAAGGAGTTAGCATGGAGTATATAAAACACATTAAACCACAGGACTTTCTTATACAAGTTCGCCCTGATATTATGAACAAAGACCGCTGGACTGGTGGAGTAAATATTAATATACTTTCATCTAATAGCAACCCACTAAGAGCAACAGATAATAAACAAGTGTATAATCTCTGTTGTATGATGGCAAGTATGATACCCTTCTTAGAGATATATCCAGAGTTAGCCGCAGAGGTACATGATTTAGCCCATGACTACGGAAATATAGTAGGTAAAACAAAAAAGAATAATACAAAAAAAGAGTTGACAGTTGTTGGTAAAGAAGGTAATCTAATAAAGATTGATTTTAAAACAGAGACAGAAGGGAGTGCATAATATGTCGTACAAAAAGATAATGGATAAAGCTAAAAAAGCAGACGGCTTGTTTACAAAAACAAAAGGTGTTGATTTCTTTTCACCAAAAGATGAAGACATGGTTAATAACCCACCACATTATAATAAACATGGCATTGAATGCATAGATGCAATACAAGCATCCATGTCAGACCTAGAGTTTTGTGGTTACTTAAAAGGAAATGTACAAAAGTATGTATGGAGATATGACTACAAAGGAAAGAAGTTACAGGATTTAGGTAAAGCTAAATGGTACTTAGCTAGATTGGAAAAAGAAGTAGAGAAACAAGATGATAGTACAAGTTAAAGTTTGGATGGATATTGCAGTTGACCCAGATGAGTATGCTGTACCATCTGATGGCGATGTAAGAGAGGAAATTGAAGATGCATTACGAGAATATATACACGATATTAATGGAATGCAGGTTAAAACATTAAGAATAACACAACAAAAGGGAGAGTATGACGATGGATAATTATCAAAATTTTATAGCTACATCACGCTACACAAGGTGGCTTGAGGAAGAAAATAGAAGAGAGACTTGGGATGAAACTGTCAATAGATATGTTGACAATATGATTAATAAATATCCTAAACTATTTCGTACAAGCAATAGTCTTAGTTATATTACTCCTAAGATTGCTAATTATATCAAGACACTAAAAGTTATGCCAAGTATGAGAGCCTTAATGACTTCAGGTAAAGCATTAGATAAGTGTAATGTGGCAGGTTACAACTGTTCATACTTAGTTGTAGATGACCTACGTGCTTTTGACGAAGCAATGTACATTCTTATGTGTGGAACTGGTGTAGGCTTTAGTGTTGAACGTTATAATATAGATAAGATACCTGCAATTAATGAGCATTTTGAAAAGAGTAATACAGTAATTAAAGTTGCAGACTCACGTTCAGGTTGGGCAAGAGCATTACGAGAGTTACTTGCTATGTTATCTGTAGGTCAGATACCTACGTTAGATGTAGAAGCTGTTAGACCTGCAGGTGCAAGATTAAAAACGTTTGGTGGTAGGGCATCTGGACCTGCACCATTAATAGATTTATATAAGTTTTGTGTTAGGGTATTTAAGAATGCAAGGGGAAGAAGACTTTATCCTATTGAATGCCATGACATAATGTGTAAGATTGGTGAGGTAGTAGTCGTTGGTGGGGTAAGACGTTCTGCCCTCATCAGTCTTTCAAATTTAAATGATGACCAAATGAGACATGCAAAAGCTGGTCAGTGGTGGGAGACAGATGGACATAGAGCATTGTCCAATAATAGTGTAGCCTATAAAAGTAAACCAGAGATGGAAACATTTATGCGTGAATGGTTGTCTTTGGTTGAAAGTAAATCAGGAGAACGAGGTATCTTCAATAGAGGTTCAGCAATGAAACAAGCTGGTAAATCAGGTAGAAGAGATACAGCCCATGAGTTTGGATGCAATCCTTGTTCTGAAATTATACTAAGACCTAATCAATTTTGTAATCTTACTGAGGTAGTCATTCGTAGCGATGACACAATTGAAATGATAAAAGATAAAATAGAAATAGCTACAGTACTAGGTACGTATCAATCTACACTAACAGATTTCAAATATCTACGTAAGATATGGCAACACAATACAGTAGAAGAGCGTTTGTTAGGTGTGTCACTTACAGGTATAATGGATAATGTTAACATGTTCAATCTTGAAACTGCACCAAAGCTCTTAGAAGAGTTAAAACAAACAGCAATAAAAACAAATAAGATATGGGCAAAGAAATTTGGCATTAACCAATCAACAGCTATTACTTGTGTTAAACCTAGTGGAACAGTTTCGCAGCTTGTGGATAGTGCAAGTGGTATTCATCCTCGACATAGTAAATACTACATACGTACTGTTCGTGCTGATAACAAAGACCCATTAACACAATTGATGAAAGACGAAGGTATTCCAAACGAACCTGACATTACAAAGCCTGACAGTACAACTGTCTTTAGCTTTCCAATGAAAGCACCAGAAGGTGCAATTACAAGGAATGAACTATCAGCCATAGAACATTTAGAAATATGGAAGATGTATCAAGAGCATTGGTGTGAGCATAAACCATCTGTTACAATAACTGTAAGAGATAATGAATGGTTAGATGTAGGAGCTTGGGTGTATAAAAACTTTGATGATATTTCAGGCATTAGTTTTTTACCACATAGTGACCATACATATGCACAAGCACCATACCAAGAGATTTCAGAAGAAGAGTATAAGAAGTTTCTTAAAACGATGCCAACAAGTGATATTGATTGGACTAAACTAACTAACTACGAAAAAGACGATAACACTACAGGTCACAAGGAACTAGCTTGTACTGCAGGTGTATGTGAAGTCGTTGATTTAGAAAGGAGTTAACATGAATACAACGCAACCTAAAACAGAGGATAGAAAAAAGTTTGATATTGATTTACAGTATGGACAAGTACGTGAAAAATTAGTATTGGATATGTTACAAGATAAAAAGATTGAGGTGAAAAGTGAAAGAGATATATGGCAAAAGACTGGCAATATTGCAATTGAGTATGAGTCTTATGGAAAACCAAGTGGCATCAGTAGTACGGAAGCAGATTATTGGTTTCATAATCTATGCATTGGTGAAGATACATTTGCAACTCTTGTCTTTAAAACGGATAATCTAAAATCTATTATTAACAATTTAGATTATAAGAAAACAGTTCGTGGTGGAGACCATCTAGCATCTAAGATGTATCTCTTAAATATAAAACAATTGTTTTCATCAGATGTAATAAAAGCATTTTCAGAGAAAGGAAAAACAAATGAGAAAATTACTGCTTAATGCACAAGTAGCATACTATACAGGTATGATAAACAAACATGTAGCTAACGTAGAAGTACTGCTTACTAATCCTACTGGCATAGGTGGTGTCGCTGATAATCACCAAGACATTCAAGAAGCTATTGAAGTAGAGTTAGGTAAGATAGCAGACTACCACGATAAGATAGGCTGTATCCAACGATACTTTCAACCACCTGTTGAACCTAAAGCTGAAGAGAAAAAAGATGGCAAAGCGTAAGTACGGACTATCTAAATATGATGCACCTTTACCTATCCAATTTAACAAGGGTAGAGGTGCATTCTATCGTGGCTATACAAGAACACCTTACCATTTAAACACTATGCAACATAGAGAATGGCAACGAGGATTTGATTCGGCATTTTTTGCCCAACTCAAAAAGGTTAAACATTATGAAACTAGAGGAAGAAGTAAATAAATTTATGCAAAATAAAAACAAAAGCACTATTACGGCAAGTACGTATCAATCAAAAGCAAAAGAGACTGCAATCTTTCCAAGAGATAAAGCCTTAGAATACTTATCGTTAGGTTTGGTGGGGGAGTCTGGCGAGATTGCCAATAAGATAAAGAAAATTATTAGGGATAATACACCATCTTCTAATTGGAAAACTGATTTACCAAATGAAATAGGTGATGTGTTATGGTACTGTGCTATGTTAGCTGATTACCTAGATTCTGATTTGGGTAAGATAATGGAAAACAATTTAGAAAAGTTACAGTCTAGAAAGAAAAGAGGTGTACTAGGTGGTAGTGGAGATAATAGATAACACTATCTATTTTGCTAGCTCTGGTTTTCTAGCAAGGAGTCTTCCTATATAAGCTCCCTTTCTATATTGACCTAGCTCTTCTACAGTTTTACCATTGTTCTTTTTCTTAAACCATTGATTAGCTAGTTTACGTGCATTACGGGGAAGTCTTAGCCATTGTGTTCTGTCAAATGGAGTAAAGGCTTTCCCTTCTATTTGAGCATCTTGTCTAGCATTGAATGCTCCAAACTCTTTTGCAATAGAACGTAACTCTTTCAAATAGTTTTTAGCAAGAGCAAGTTTCTTTGCTTCTGATGCATTTTTATATTGGTCTGATTCAATTAAGTTACCTATATATGTTTCTACAAGAGGACCTAGCTCACGTTTAATATACATGTCTGCAGCCTTATCACCTGTTGAAGGTTGAACCTCAAAGGTTTTATATCCTAGTCTTACTAGTTCAGATTCAGCTGGGTTAGCACGTTCTCTAAATCGTAGACCTAACATCTGCCCAAGTATAGGAGATTGTGTCATTACCTTATCACCTCTTACAGGAGATTCAAACTCAGGCATTGATTGTGACCAAAAAGGAACACCCTTCTGTATTTTATTTAGGAAAGCATGAACACCACGTTCTTTCCATCCTTGTCCCTCTACCATAGACGAGTCTCTAACAATAGCTTCTTCTTCATCAAAGGCAGCAACTATATCTTTAGTAACACGAAGAGGAGTTAAGTAACCTGCCGATAATTCACCAACATATCCACCAACAAGCTCCCCTAATCTTTCTCCACTTACACCTTCTAGTCCTTCTTCTGAACCCATTATCTCGTAGAATTTATCTACAGTATAAGATGCAGTACCTGCCCTAAATTGAGCACCAGTAAACCCATCAATAAAATCTCTACCTGACATCTTATCAAGCTCACCATTACCCTTTTTGACAATCATATCTGCTACAATAAAATATGGTGCGGCAGGAAAGAATGGTCGCATGTCAACTGTTCTACCATCTGATGTTTTTATATTGAACCATTCAGTATCTTGATTCTTTTCTCTATAATAAATAGCTGACATAAGAGCTGCTGTACCTACCATACCTTTTGATATTCTATCCCTAACTTCTAACCATTGTGCAGGTTTAACTTCCTTACCTAAACCTTTCATCACTCTTGCTACTGCACCTTGATACAATCCATAAGCACCATTTAATGGACTATATTTTAATTGGAATGCCATTGCGTTTGCCATAAATCTAGCAAAAGGAAATTCACCTGTACCAATTACTGGGACCATTGGAAATGATTCAACAAACTTTACAAAGTGATACGCTGGTCCACTTCTTGGCATCATAGCAAAAGTATTCTTTAATGCATACTCCATACTACCACGCATTTCTTTAACTGTTAAACCCTTACCATCAGTAGCCATATCTTCAAAAGAATAACCTGCCCTACGTAGTTTCTTATCCATATCATATGAAAAGAAAGCCCTTCTAAATATAGCATCTTGTGTTATATTTAAAATATTCATCATCCTACTGAAGGAAGATAGTGTTTGAACTTCTTCTGCTCCAACCTCTTGAAGCTGACGAAACAATATACTGTTAAGACGAGGGTTATCTTTCAACATTAGCTGAGACATTTCACCTGATTTGTTTTGTCTAACTAATAATTCTATAAGACCAAAGCTATCCTTTGCCCAATTCTCTAAACCCTTTTGAAATCCCTTACTTGAACCACCATCCTTTAACAAAGATTTAAATGCCTTACCACCATGCATTAAAGTAGATTCTAATGTATTGGCAAGTGTTTCAAAAGTAATTACAGCTAAACCTGTAGCAACGTTACGTGCAGTTGTAGCTACCTGTGTCACCATCAATGCTCTACGTTCTCTATCTAGACGTTGAAACATTTTATAGAATGAACCTATATTACTTGTTACATCATCTGTTTCACCAAATAATTCTTCCATTCTTTTCTTGATACTTGGGTCTAACTCTAGTAATTGTTTTTTCAACTTACCTAGATTACTATACCCTGCCATCTCTTTAGCTGCATCACTAAGCGATTTCTTTTGAGCATGTGCAAACTCTTCATTACTTGCAAGAAACTCTAAGAAATTCTTTTCTTTTACTTTACTTTTACGTAAGGCTTTTTGTAATACATCTTTATCTATAGTATCAACGTTATTAATAATATTAAAAACTGTATCACTTACTTTCTGATTGTTAGCTGTTCGTGTAATAAGAGTAATAGGAGCACCAATAGCAGCTTGTTCTTTTGTAATATTTTCAACAACCTTAACCATCCTTCTACTTACATCTAGTAATACTCTTGCATCTACATAAGCATTCTTACCTACTTTAATCTGTTGCTGTAGTATATCCTTACCTTTTTTAGGGTCATACTTTTCTAAACCATTTAGCCAATTTCTTTCTGCATCTGTGATAGGTCCTTTGATTGCATCCGTAGCTTCATTGTCTGCATCATCCATTGCTCTGTTAGCACGTTGCTGTAAGATAGATTTGTATTTACTTTTCCTAGCTTGTTTCCCTACTAAAGTACCGATACCTGCACCAAGAGCACCACCTATACCTGCACCTAGTATAGTATCAAATGCTACAGATGCCGTATCAATCTCAGACTCTGGTGTTTTTTGTTCACCTGTATATATATCTGTTGCATAGGCTTTTCTTGTTATCTCTTGCCCACCTAAATTATACATTGCACTATCAATAGCACCAATAGTTGCACCACCAGCTGCACCTTTAATGGCTGGAAGTTTTTTAAACATAGATTTACTCATAGTATTTCTAGGTATAAATCTTTTTAATCCTTCTTTAGCAGCAACTCTTCCTACTAAAGCAGTTCCAAGTTTTGCAAATCCAAAACCCACAAGATTAATAGGGTCAAGTGCCAATGCTTTTGTAACATCCCAAGTAGTTCTAGCTACAGTATCACCACCTTGTTTCCCCATTCCGGGAAGATTATTATAGTCATCCATAAGAGAACCAAAACGTCTACGATTTTCTTCATCTGCTCCACGTAGGTAATCTATCTGACCCATGATACCTATACTATTAAATTCTACTTTACGCATATGTGTTAGAAATCTTTTAATGTAGTCTTCATTTGATTCATTCTCTCGCTTCTCACCATTCTCTCCAAAGCGAGATATCATATAGGTAGACAACCTACCCATACGTTCATCATCATTTGCCCATTCTTCTATACTTGATACAGGCTTATCACTGTAAAGATTGGATGTCTGTTTCATCTTATATGAATTAATAAGAGGAGTCTGTGACTGGTTAGTTTTTCCTAGATATTTATCTAATAATGCTCCCATATTATCTTAACTCTTCAGTAATCTGTAAAGCATAATTAAACATACTATTTTTAATATCTTCGTCAGAATCAGGTGGGTCTTTCCTTAATGCTTTTGGTTTATAATTAGGATTTATTTTTTGTTGTTCCATTTCATTTTCTAAGAAAGTTAAATATTCTTCAGGATTAGCATATCCATATCTGAATGCAGTTAATATATCTCTATTTTGGTTTGGTAGAAAATTTTGTATTCTTTTTTGTGCTACTATCCTTTGTAAATCACTAATCTTTATATTATTTCTATTAAGCTGTAAAGTTTGTGTTGTAATCTCTTTATTAGTAAATACGTCTTTTTCTTTTATTTCAAACGTTTTTTCGTTTGTATTATTAAATGTTTTAAGTTTAAATTTTATATCCTTTATTGTTTCATTTTCATTTTCATTTTCATCCACATTGTTTTCTGTATCTGTTGCTTCTGTTGTAGGTTGCTCTGTTGCTGGAAACCTTTGTGTAAATTCTTTAGGACCACGTAGACCTGTTCGCTTTTCTTTATTTACTTCTTCTTCTAAAATATTATATACTCTTATACTATCACTATGATTATTTGTAAATGTATCTAACTCTTCTACAATTTCTTTTTTATCTTCATTAAATAAAATCATTTGTTTAACAATAGGTCCTAAGTCATCTATCTTAGATGTAATAAGATTATCTTTATATTCATTTAAATCTGTAACTTCTGCTTGACCGATAAACTTACTAGCAATTTGCTGTACTTTTGCTACTAATGCGTCATTAAATTGATGTTCTTCTTTAATCTCTACTGTCTTACCATCTTCAGATATATTAGCAAACCTAGTTAAAAATTCATACTCAACTTCGTTTACTATGTTGTTCATTATCTCTTGGTATTCTTGTGTATCTTGATTCTTGTAAACATTTCTTATTTCACCATTTGCATCTCGCACCATAAAGAACGGGTTATCTGTTTTAGTTGTTACAGGAAGACCCGGAGCATCCATATCTGTAATCGATGATTCGGCAATATTATGAAAACTTTCTTCTAATTTTTCTTGTACTTGAGTATTAAGATATTCATTTAAAGCTGTTTCTTTTTCAAGGGTATTCTTCCCATAATTATCTACATATAATTTAGTTACTGTTACCGACTTAATTATTTCTCTAGCTTCGTTAAGCTGCAATCTTTTTTCTTTAATTGCTTCCATGTTTGGATTAGAGCTTGTGGCAAGTTGCTCTATCTCCATTGTTAATGCAGCTGTCGTAGCTAATGCTGTATTATATATTCTATCTATTTTAGTCGAATCAAATTCAGCTACGGCTCTTGCTTCTTGTGCCTTATTAATATCAAATTGCTGGTTTCTAATATTTAATTCTAAATCCCTTATTTGTTTTGCGTAGTCTTTACTTTTTAAAATCTTATCGTACTCAAGTTGTATATTTTCAGATTGTATTCTTATCTGATTTATTTGGTCTGTAGTTTTAGCATTTTTTATTTGTTGATTTAGTAAACTAAATTCAAGTGGCTTTAGTTTTTGCATCCATTTATAATCTTCCGTCTTTATCTCTAGGTCTGTTTCTGTATTAACCAGATTTAAAAACTCCATTTTATTTTGTTGCATTTCTTTTGTAGTCATAATCTCATATATAGGAGCATTATAACCTAATCCACCACCTAGTGTTCCCTCTATAACTTCAGGATTTGTTACACCAAGATTAGCAAGTTGTGTTCTAACTTGAGACTGTACATATTGTACTGGAACTCCAATGCCACCTGCTTGTTCTTCCATTGTTTTTGTCATCACATCAATATCTCTATCTAGTGGTGTAAATGGATTTAAGTCTTGAGCATATAGCTTTGCTTGTGTATCTAAGTCTTTTGCTAAATACATTTGTGTATCTAGATTACCATTCTTCTTTGCTTCTAGGTATTCATTAGTACGTGTAAAAGTTCTATTAACAAATGCTTCTCTCATCTCATCTGTATATTCAAAGTCCGGTCTTTTTTCTAAATATCCCGGTCTTCCAACAGTTTTAGATGAAGCAAGATATTTATTTTGTTGTTTATCAACATCACTTTTAAGTGCTGCCAAAAACTTAGTCACACCATCTGGACCTGCCGCAAGAACCATTTCTCTTTGTTCATCAGTTAAAAAAGATGCATCATTTTGTAATTTAGTATCAGCCTTTTTATATTCCCTAACATCTTTATTATAATTCTTTTCCCACTCGTCATATTTATTTAGATAACGTTGTACTGCTCTATCAGCAATTAACTTTGACCTTTGGTCACGTTCATCTATTTCTTGGGATGCACCCCTAGCTAATCCACCTGCAAACTGTAAAAAACTCATTCCATATTCTCCTCTGGTCTAGACATTAAGCCTTGACTTTTTACTTCTTCTCCAACGTCTTGTATCTTCTCTTCACTAGCTTCTAGTTTTTCATTCATAATTTCTCTAAGAGCAGTAAAGTTAGTTCTTTCTTTTTTAGGTATACTTGAATCTAATACATATTCAATACCAGCTCTTTCAGCCATACCTTTCATAAACTCCATAAGAATAGGGTTTACTAGAATAGCTATATCTATGGTGTGTATACCTTGCATAACACCACCAGTAGTCATCGACTCTGCTAATAAAGATATTGGCATTTTTCTTTTTATGATAGACAACATAGACATTGTTGCTTCTTCTTGTAACATTCTATCAAAATAAAATTCTAATGTATCTTCAACACTATTTAATTTAGGTGGATTTAACCAAGGTCTTGAATGTTTTTCTGCTGTCATTCCTTGTCCGGGAATTGCACCTGTTGGTCTTATCTCAGGTTTATTAGCCATCTGTTGTTGCATTACCATTTTTAAATCCTTGTTCTATTTGTTGTGCTAATTTTGCCATACGTAGCATTTCATTTTGTTTTTTATTTTGTTTGACTTTTTGATTACGAGTCTTTATTCTTTTACTTCCTAATCCTCTCATATTTTCAATACCAAAATCATCAGAAGGATTTAAGTCTGTATATTGCTGTGCCTTTATAGCTACTAGTTTTTGATAAGCTATCTCAGCAGCCTTTGATTTTCCAAACATATATTTCTCCTATTTAAAAAAAGCTAAATATTTTACTAAACATTGTACCACTTGTTGGACTAAACATCATCTTAGATACAAACTCTCCGATGTCACCCCATGCACCTGCATCAAGGTCAAGGTGTTTTAATTCTGACCTTAGTTTAGAATCAATGTTAGCTAGTGTTATTTCATGTACTCTATCTTTACCACTCTCACCACTAGTCCATGCCCATTCCATCATGTCACTCATGTGTGACCACATATTAGCATAGGCTGTGTTTGATATATCTAGTAATGCTTTTGCGTTAAATTCGTTTGCATAGTTTTCAGCTGCTGTATCTGTTGTAACTATTTGTTGTTTCCATGTAGCATTAAATTGTTCTATTAGTAATTGGTTCTTTGTTTCAAACTGCTCACGTAAACTTTCTTGTTCCTCTACAAATTTTTCCATGGCATTTTCTTCACCAACATTAAATGTTTCCATAGCGTTTAACTGTGATGCATTAAACTGTTCAATGTTACTTACAAGAGAAGCCATAAATTGATTGACTTGGTTTTCTGAAGTAGCATTAAATTGTTTTGCTGCATTGTCTGCTGCTTGGTCTGACAAAAGTGTCTGCACCATGTTATGAACATTTGTTAGTTCTGTTTGTTGAGCATTAGTTAAATTAGCAAGGTCAACCTTTAAAAATGTTTTTGCGTTTTCTACTACAGCTTGTTGTCTATTATTTAAATTAGTAATATTAAGTGATGATAGAGCCGCAGCTTTAGCAAGGGTAGCCATCTGAGCATTGGTTGCATTTTGTAATCCATACTCTTTATATGTATCGGCATCTGCTTTAGCTATCGGAATAGACGATTCTAAAATTGCATTTACCATAGCACCAGTAGCCATACTACTTGCACCTAAACCACGAGCTGCCATTGCATTCATCGCGGCTCTTACTGCGGCAGTAGCATAAGAAGGTATTGAACCATCTTCTATATTTTTATTCATCTCTTCAAGTTGACCTTGAACTGTAGCTTTACGTGTTACTTCTGCTTGTCCTGCCTTTAATGCCGCTTCATATGTTGCTCTTTCTTCATCTGTAAGTTTTCCTTGAGCAGCCTTTACTAGCATTTCATCAGATACAGTTGTTGTTTTTGTTTCTGCTTTAGGAGTTTTATCTTTTACTTGTGTAGCATCATATGTTTCAGCATCCATATCTTTTGCGTCACCTGCTTGTTTTGCTTCTCCTTGTCCAGTTTTAATATCAACGTTTGTATCTATATCTCCTGTTCCCTTTTTAATTGTTTGAGTATCATCATCTGAGTCTCCAATTTTTTTAGGGTCTAACGTTGTGTTTTCAGGAGCTTGTGGTTTATCAATATTCTCAATAGTATCATCCATAAGACCACCACTTTGTGTGTTATCTTCTTCTGTAGTATC